AAGAGAGATGAGGCGCGTAACATTGGGTTAGGACCTAATCATGATTGGTCATCTCACGCTGCAGATGCCTTTGGAATGATGGCGGTGGTATATGAGCCACCTAATGCCTCATGGGGCAAGCCATTACGAGTTAATTTAAAAGGTATTGTATGAGCAGGATAGCAGGTATTCTAGAGGGTATTGAGGACATCTACTCTCGTATGCAACGTGCTAACAGCCAAGGGTTTGATACTGATCGCGTGCTTTATCATCACACCGATGCTGATAATATCGAGGAGTTTGTGCCCTCGGTAAAAGGGAAGTTAGGGGCTGGGATATACACATCACCAAACCCACAGTACGGTGAGCGTTATGTAGACAACGCAACAGGTACAGCTAATGTGCTACCTCTCTATGCTAGAGGGCCTATAGCAAAGGTTGCAGATATTGACGCGGCATCAAGTCTTTCTAGCGATATGTTAATTTCAAAGGGCAGACCGTTTAGTACTCAAGAGTGGAAGGCTACAACGAACAATATTTTAAAAGAGCAAGGCTTTACCGGCAAGGAAGTGGCCGAAGAGGTGTCAATCTTTGACCCTGAGAACATACGCTCGGTAAACGCTGCGTTTAATCCAAACAAAAGCGACAGTAAGAACATATTGGCTGGTGCTGGCGGCTTAGGTTTGTTGGGTGCTAGCATGTTAGGTTCGGACAATGCTGAAGCTGGCCCCTTAACCTCTGGAGCAAGACGGTTAATTGATGCACGCTTTTCAAGTCCTGTAGGCGGTGGTAACGAGCGTAAGGGTGTGTTAAACGCTGTTGAGACGATGCAGACAGGGATTACGCCTCGTAACATGGATACTGGAGGCGAGGTTAATCTATATGATTTTGAAGGTAGTCCATATATCTTGACGCAGTCAGACAGGTCTGCTGCAGGGGGTTTATTAAACTCTATACATAATGCAGATATTGATGCGGTTGATCTCCGTGGCGGCAGGGATTTTATGTTTGATCCAAGCAGTCAAGGTCAGGTCTGGGCATCCGACCCAAATGTTGTTAAGTCCTTGCAGAAGAGGGCTGCACAACTAAGAAGTGACTACGGTTCTGATCCTTTATTACTTCCATACACAATGGCTCCTACGGGTATAGATTTTGCCACGATGCCTCTTGACACAATGATTAATTTTGCGCGTCAAGGTATGAGTAAAAGCAATATCAAGAAGTTAGACAAGCAGATCAAAGGTGTTATACCGCAATGGACAAGCGTAAGCGATCCAAGCGCAAATGCTATATTTCGTGAGGTAAAGGGGCCGTCTCGTAAAAAGGTTGCCGATCTTATAGACAAGAACTTTCGTGACGTGAAGGGCGGCTTGTCAATATCAGAGGCAAGAGCAGCAACGACTGATGCAAGCCAATATTTAGAAAAAGAAGGCGCGCTTAAAAATGTTGGAAGGATAGACACATCTGCTGGACTGATAGCCGATTCAGGTCATCCTACATACATTGGTGGATTGCCTGGTGAGGGTGTTGGTACGTTGAAGGATGCATTAAACGCGCGCGTGTTGATGGAGCAAAACGGGCGTGTGTTAGCTAACGATATGTCAGATATCCGCGCTTTAAGTATGAATCATGGTCTATCGCAGGGAATTATTGATGATTCCTTGTTGCGTCGCATTTATGACAACAAGGATAAGGTAGCAGCAGGTAGTGTAGCTGTTGCTGGGCCGTCTTTAGCAAATGCAAGCACGGATAATGCAGGAAAAGGTTTGCTTGGTTCCATAGGGAACGCTGGGCTAGAGGCTATGTCAGGTGTAAACAGGGCGGTTGTAGATGGCTTAAACTTTTTGACGGCTGACCAAATAAACGCGTTATTAAACATATCTGGTAGTGAAAAACGCATCCCAGACCTCTACGACCTAGAGGGCGTTGAAGAGGCTACACAGGGTAATTATATGGAACCTGGTCTGCTGCGAGATATTATCCGACAGGGCAGTGAATTCCTGAGTCCAATTTAAGGTAATCTAATGGCAATAACAACTTACAGCGAGCTTAAAACAAGCATTGCTGACTACCTCAATCGTGCTGATTTAACGTCAATCATACCGACATTCATTGCACTAGCAGAGGCACAGATTAATCGTGATGTCAGGCACTGGTCTATGGAAAACAGAGCTACAACTAGCTTTGATGGTCAGTACGGTACGCGCCCATCTGATTGGGTAGCAACCATACGTATGCATCTAACAGGTAACGGCACAAAGGCAATGAACCTGATTAGTCAGCAGGCGATGGCAGAGAAACGTGCCAATGACAATGATACTGCTGGTACACCTATGTTTTATGCTCACTCTGAGTCACAGTTCGAGCTATACCCAACCCCAGATCAGGCAACAACAGCAGAGATACTGTATTACCAAAAGGTCCCTGCACTAAGCGATAGCAACACAACTAACTGGCTTTTGTCTTATGCGCCTGATGTCTATCTGTATGGGTCGTTAATACATTCAGCGCCTTATCTTGCAGAGGATGCTAGGACGGCTGTATTCGCACAGATGTACGGTGCATCGGTCAATCAATTAAACGAAAAGTCTGAGGAGTCAAAGACCTCTGGCAGTGGATTAAAATTACGAGTGAGAGGTTTAGGATGAGCTTTACCAATTTTTTAGAGACAGAACTACTGGATCATGTGTTTACTAACAGCGCCTATACAGCGCCAAGCGCAGTGTATCTAGGTTTATTTACTGCAGCGCCTGATGATACAGGTGGTGGTACTGAGTTATCAGGTAATGGTTATGCGCGTCAGACTATGGCGATGAGCGTATCAGGTAACACGGCAACTAACTCCGCAGCAGAAGAATTTGCAACGGCAACAGGCTCCTGGGGAACCGTTACTCATGTTGGTGTATTTGATGCATCATCTAGCGGTAACTTGTTGGCCTATGGTGCGTTGTCTGCGTCTAAAGCTATTGCAACTGGTGATGTATTCCGTATCCCAGCAGGTGATCTTGATATTACGCTAGACTAATATGTTATACGGTGTCTATCGCTACGGACAGGCTGCATTCTCTACAGCCACGTTGCACGATGGTGCATCCACCCTTGCTGCAACATCACAGGTCCAAAGTTCTGGCATACGAGTTATACAGGGTTCTGCAACCATTGGCGCAAGTGCTGGGGTTACCTCTAGCGCGTTAAAGGTTGTCGATGCAAGTAGCACGATTAATGCAAGTGCAGGCACTACAGCAAGTGCGGTAACTGTTGTTGATGCGATCTCTACAATTAGTGCAGCGGCATCGCTGACATCTTCTGCTGTAACGGTTGTTGATGCGGCATCAGCCTTTGACGCAACTGCAGGCACAACGGCCTCTGGATTACGCATTCACCAGGGGGCAAGTACTTCAAGTGCAAGCGCATCGGTTAGCACTTCAGGATTAAGAATATTACAGGGCGCATCTGCTGTATCAGCAGGCTCTAGCACTCAGGTATCGGGTTCTGCATTACTTGCAGGTAGCTCTACGATCTCTGTAGGTAGCGCACAATCAACCTCTGCTTTATTGGTTAGGCAGGGCATATCGACAATATCTGCAGGCTCATCATCTAGCATACAGGCTACCCAAGTCTTTAATGGCAATGCGGTGCTTGGATCAACTGCACAAGTTGTTACATTGGGTAACATCATTGCGGTAGGGGCTATGTCAAGCAGTACGGTAAGTTCTGCCACTGCAAGCGGAGTTATTTTGTGGGGCGACAGCCCTGAAGTAAGCACAGATTGGGAAAATATAGCGTCAGTATCCTCTACTTGGTCTGATTCTTCACAAGGCAGCAATAGCTGGTCAGACAGCAACGCTACATCAAACAATTGGACGAATACGTCCGACAACGAAAATTTATGGGAGGCCGCTTAAATGGCTGATACAACGACTTCAACTTACTCACTGGTAAAGCCAGAGGTTGGTGCGTCTGCGGATACGTGGGGTACTAAGCTCAACAATAACCTGGATGCAATTGATAACCTTCTTGATGGGGGTGCTGCAGTTACGGGTATGGATTTAAACAATCCTGATATTGATGGCGGTACGATTGATGGGACAGTGATTGGTGGTGCGACTCAGGCTGCAATTAGCGGTACTACAGGTCAATTTAACACCTCGCTAAACGTAGATGGTGGCATTGAGTTTAATTCGTTGTCAGGCACAGGCTCTGTAGCGATTACAGACATTCTCGACCAAGATGATATGTCGGGTAACAGCGCAACGGCTTTAGCGACTCAACAGTCCATTAAAGCCTATGTAGACGCACAACAGGACACGGTTGATACCCTCGCTGAAATACTTGCACTGAGCAATGCTACAGGTGGTTCAAACATAGTGTTTGGAGATAGTTCAGGTGCTACTGATGATAGATTACAGTTTGGTGCTTCGCAAGATTTATCTATCTATCATGATGGTAATAATAGTTATATACATGAAACAGGAACTGGTAGTTTAAATATACTTGGACAAGGTAGAATTACTTTAAAAAATAGTGCAGGTAATGAAACTTTAGCAGATTTTTTAACTAATGACAGAGTAGATTTATACTATGATAACGATGTTAAATTTGCCACAACCTCTACAGGCATTTCGGTCACGGGCGAAGTAGCGGCAACATCCCTAGACATCTCAGGCGACATAGACGTAGACGGCACGACTAACCTTGATGTAGTAGACATTGATGGTGCTGTGGATATGGCGAGTGGTCTTACTGTTAGCGGTGTTACGGCTTTAACACATAGTGGAGTAACGTTAAGTGTTGATAGAACAGGCGGAAATACTGCTTTAATTGAGCTAAAACAAGCAGGAACTGTAAGAAGTTATTTAGGAGGCGACTCGTCTAAAAGTTTTATAGTCTTTAATGAAAGTGCGGCTGAAAGATTTTCAATTACAAGTGCAGGTGCGGCTACATTTGCAGGAGCAATTACAGCCAACGCAGGTGTAGTAGTAGATAACATTACAATAGATGGCAATGAGATTGATGTAGGTTCTGGCAACCTAACACTAGACGTTGCAGGAGGTATAGTTCTTGATGGAGGAAGTAACGATTTAACTTTAAATAATTCGGGTACTACCTTTGCATATTTGTCAAATAATTCAGGTAGTTTTCAAATATACACTCCTCAGCAAGACAAAGACATACTATTTAAAGGTAATGACGGTGGAAGTGCCATCACAGCCCTCACCCTTGATATGTCAGCGGCAGGTGCGGCTACGTTTAATGGCGTAGTAACCATCCCAGTAGGTTCTGTAGGTGCGCCCTCTTTAACTTTTGCAGGTGACTCAGACACAGGTATATTTCATAGATTAGCAAACACAATTGATATCACAACAGGTGGTACTTTGCGTTTAGAAATAGATAGTGCAGGTAATTTTATTGTTCAAGATGTGTTTTATGCCCAAGGTGGAGCAGTCTTTAACGAAACTGGCGCAGACAAAGACTTCCGCGTTGAGTCTAACAATAGTGCTTATGCTTTATACGTAGATGGCGGTCAAGATTCTGTAGGAATTTTAACCAATGCTACAGATGCCGCCCTTAATGTAAACTCACAAAGCAGTTCTAAAGATGGCATTCGTATTGTTGGGTCTGGCGGAAACAACTTCATTACTGGTTATGGAAACCAAGGAAATATTTCGTTTTCTATTGCAGAGACAGGAGGAGATGACCCCGGTGTTCTTACACTCTATAGAAATGGCATCGCATCTCATATTCTTGACCCAGATGCAGGAGGTGAAACAGTATTTAACGAGCAAGGGGAAGATGTAGACTTCCGCGTTGAATCAAACGGCAACGCTAATATGCTGGTTGTTGATGGTGGTAATGATCGGGTTGGTATAGGGACTGGTTCAACTTCAAAAACCTTGACCGTTTCAGGCGATGCAATTATTACTACTGGTGATAATTCTGCAACTCTTACTTTGCAATCTACAGATGCAGATGCTAATGCAGGACCTTTGCTTGTATTAGATAGAAACTCTTCAAGTCCTGCTGATTCAGATGTATTAGGACATCTTAAATTTCAAGGGAAAAACGATGCCGCTCAAGATGTTGTTTATAGTGAAATACTTACATTAGCTAGTGATGTTTCAGATGGAACAGAAGACGCTACGATGTATATACAATCAATGGTAGCAGGAACTGTTAGAGAAAAAATTTCTATTTTGCCTAATGAAACTGTTTTTAATGAAAATGGTATAGACCTAGACTTCCGCGTTGAGTCTGACGATCACACACATGCTTTATTTGTGGATAGTGGAAACAATGTAGTCGGTATTGATACGAGTGCCCCGGATTATTTGCTTGATGTAGGTAATGGCTCTAGTGCCCCTGCTGGCGGCAAGGTAATGCGAATTAACTCAAATGGCGACACAATTTTTTCTCTTTCAAGAGCAGGTACTAGCTTATTTTCAATGAGAAACAATGCTACTTCTTATACTGCTCTTTGTAGTAACAACAGTGCAGACCTTATATTAGGCTATAGTACATCTGATGCAGGTGCAATTGTTGACCAGTTAAGATTTAGAGCGACTTCAACTGTTTTCAATGAAGATGCAGCAGATAGAGACTTCCGCGTTGAGAGTGACACCAACACCCACGCCATCTATGTAGATGGGGGGAACAACTCCGTTACTCTTGGCTCAAGTTCGTCAGCATCCAACACAATTCGCACACAATCCACTTCGGGGCTTCAATGCTCCACCGACGGTAATTTTGGGACTTCTAAGACGTACACTTTTCGGGACGGTGTTGGTATTGATAACCCAAACTCCTCTTCATTTTCTACCGCTACAGCGGCTGTTCTATGCGTAGGTGCGATGTCTACTGGCAGATCAATCAACGCCACAGGCACAGTCAACGCAAGTGGTGCTGACTACGCTGAGTACGAAGCAAACAATGGCTTAGTGATAAGCAAGGGGTCAATAATAGGCTTTAAAACAGACGGTACACTGACTCTTACCTTTAGCGAAGCAGTTAGGTTTGCAGTTAAGTCTACTGACCCTGCGTATGTAGGTGGTGACACTTGGTCAGATGTAGAGCCGCCCGAAAAAAACACCACTGCTTGGGACACTTGGTTTGCTGAAGCAGAGGTTAAAAGAGCAAAAGTAGACAGGGTTGCCTACTCTGGCAAAGTGCCTGTTAATGTCCAAGGTGCAACGGCAGGTCAGTATATTATAGCCGTTGCAAATAGTTCGGGTGAAATTGCAGGGCAAGCGGTTACTGACCCTGATTTTTCACAATATAAACTTTCGGTAGGTCGCGTAAATAAGATACTAAAAGATGGGCGAGCAGAACTCGCAGTAATAATTCATTAAAGGAGAAATAAAATGGCTATAACCACTACTTGGTCAGTGACCAGTATGACCCACATGGACGCTGATGGTGGCGTTATTAAAGCGTATTGGACTTGCAATGCGGCTTCTGATGGAGACCCTGTTTACACAGCGGTAGAAGGCGGTAAGTTACTATGCACATACGATGCATCAGCATCAGGATTTATTGCTTATGATGATCTAACCGAAGCTGATGTTTTAGGTTGGATATATGACAGCTTAAAAGAAGGTGAAGAAACAGCCGCTGAAGCTAAAAAGCGCGTTGAAGATAACCGTAAGGCACGAGTGCAAGGTCAAATTGATCGTGCATCAACACAGGCTGAAGGACTACCTTGGGCTTAATTTTAACTGAAGGAGATTTATGATGGGTAAAAAAGAAAAAACCCCAATTGTAATAAACGAAGTTGAATACACGCTAGAAGACATGACTGCAGAAGAGCAGGTTATGGTCAACCACTGCGCTGATATTGAAAATAAAATACGTAAGATGCAATTTAATATAGACCAATTAGCAGGTGGCAAAGAATATTGGATTACCAGGTTACAGCAGTCACTAAATGCAGCACCTGCAGAAGTCGCTGCGGAGGCATAATTATGGGTATTTTCGCAAAGATATGGAACTTTTTAACAGGCAAGAAAGAGGTCAAGGAGCCTGTTAAGCAAGCAAAGCCTGCTAATGTTAAGCCAATCAAAAAGACAGCACCAAAGAAGAAAGCAGTAAAGCCTAAAGCAAGGCAAGTCAAAAAGTCTTAATCAAGACGTATTAATAAGGAACCCATTATGGCGCTTGTAGCCCTAGAATTACCTGCTGGCATCTATAACCACGGGACAGAGCTTGACGCATCTGGTCGGTGGATAGACGGCAATTTTATACGCTGGCAGAACGGCTCTGTGCGCCCTATTGGTGGGTGGACTTTACGTAAGGCGACGGCAACGGCAACTGCGCCACGAGGCATGGTTGCGTGGATTGATCACTCTGCGGTAACACATATAGCTGTTGGTACGCACAACAAACTGTATGCGCTAAACCAAGGTTCTGCGGTCCAAGACATCACACCAGTAGGCTTTACTGCTGGATCGGTTGATGCCCCTGCAAACTATGGTTTTGGTGGTTTAACTTACGGTAATGATCCTTATGGATCGCCAAGAGATGCCGCAGTACCAACACCAGCAACAACCTGGTCACTTGATACGTTTGGTCAGCACTTAGTTGCTTGCTCATCCTCTGATGGAAAGATATATGAGTGGCAGTTAAGTACTTCTGCGGTTGCACAAGTCTTAAGTAATGCGCCAACAGGTAATAACGCAATAATGGTGACTGATGAGCGTTTTGTGTTCGCCTTGGCCTCTGGTGGTAATCCACAAAAAGTAAATTGGTCAGATCGTGAAAATAACAATGTCTGGTCTGCAGCAACTACCAACCAGGCAGGTGACATAGAGTTACAGACCTCTGGTGAAATTATGTGCGGTGTGCGATGTAAGGGCTCTGCATTGATTCTCACAACATTAGATGCTCATACAGCAACTTATGCTGGACCTCCTTATGTTTACTCATTTGAGCGAGTAGGTAGTGCTTGTGGTGTAATATCTGCAAAGTGTGCGATTGCAGTTGATCAGGGTGCGTTTTGGATGGGAACAGGTAGTTTCTTCCAATATAACGGTAACACTGTGCAAGAGATGCAGTGTGATGTCTCTGATTACGTGTTTACCGATATTAACGAGGCGCAACGATCAAAGGTATGCGCGATACATAACTCGCAGTTTGGCGAGGTTTGGTGGTTCTATCCATCAAATGACTCAAACGAGAACAACAAGTATGTTGTCTATGATTACAAGGAAGGGCATTGGAATATAGGCTCCCTTGCAAGGACAACAGGAGTCGATTTAGGCGCGTTTAGATCACCTCTATGGTTTGATCCATCTGGTAATCTTTATAACCATGAATTCGGTTATACGCACGATTCTGCGCCCTATTTAGAGTCTGGTCCTATTGTTATGGGTAGTGGCGAGAACATCATGAAGGTAAACGAGATTATTCCTGATGAAAAGACCCAGGGAGAGGTCAGTTTAACCTTTAAAACACGATTCTATCCCAACGGTGATGAGACAAGCCACGGACCGTTTACATTAGCTAATCCTACGGGTGCAAGATTCCAAGGTAGACAAGTTCGGATGCTAATTAACGGCTCAGAAATTAATAACTGGCGCGCAGGTAATATGCGGTTAAATGTTATTGAGGGTGGTAGGCGTTGAGTTCACAGTTACCACCCCCGATTGGTAATGATTGGAAGGTTTGGGGCAAAAAGTTAGTTGACACATTGCAGCTAACGCAGTCGCAGCTAAAGTATTTTTTAACAGGTGACTCAGCTATTAACGAAGGACTACTACTGTGGAATAACACAGGGTATCCAGTTATATCTAAAGAAAACGCCTATCGGCAAATATTATTAGAGGGTGGCTGCGGTCAGTTCTATGCAACGCAAACACAAACAGCCTCTAACGCTAACACAGCTACTGCGGTTACCTTTGACAGCGCGGCAGCGGCAGATGGTCTTGCGATCGATGGTTCGGATGCGACAAAAATCAACGTCACAGAAGCCGGATTGCTAAAAGTAGACATCACAGCACAAGCAACCTCTAGCTCAAGTTACACAGGTTTTTTGTGGGTAAATGTCAACGGTACAGATGGCTATGCGGTAAAAAAATCTGTCAATAATGATGACACGATCACTCACACGGCTCTTGTTTCGGTTAGTGCTGGTCATTATTTAAAAGTTATGTATGCGGTATCAAACACAGGTTTGACGTTGCCTAACACAGCGGCATCATCGCCTATTCCAGCCATACCTGCAGTGCAAGTTGCTATTAGTCGCTGCAAACAGTAATGAACCTCAATGATGAACTTACTCGTTGCAGACCTTGGATAGAGTCAGCACTTGAGTATTCTGGCGGCACTCATTTATACGAAGACATCGTTCAAGGCATTGTCACTGGACGGATGCAGTTCTGGCCTGCAGAGAAGGGCTGTGCTGTAACAGAGATTATTGTATTCCCACGCAAAAAGATTTTTCACATCTTCCTAGCAGGTGGTGAGAAGGATCAGATTACCGATATGGATGACTCTGCGGTTGAGTTTGCACGGCAACAGGGCTGTACAGGCATGACAGTAGCAGGTCGTAGAGGTTGGGCAAGGGTATTAAAAGAACAAGGGTGGACAGAGGCGTTCACAACACTAGCAAAGGATATTTAATATGTCAGGTGGAAAAGGCGGTAGCCAAACAACACAGGTAGAGATTCCTTCATGGATTCAGCAGCCATCAATACGGAATATGGCAAGGGCAGAGGCTCTACAAAAGGTTGGTTATCAACCATACATGGGTCCTGATGTCGCTGGATTTACTCAGCCACAACAGCAGGCAATGCAGAGTAATCTCAATGCAGCGGCTGCCTTTGGTTTAGTTGACCCCGGATTAGACGCAATGGCAGGGATGCCAGAAGCAACACCGTTGACTTATGATGCTGATGGCCTACCAAGTCGTACAGGTTTACAAGGCTACTCTTCTTACCCTATGTATCAAAAGGCGGTAGATGACTACGAGGCTGCCAACCCTGGTCAAGCGCGTCAATACAACAACTTATTTGTAAATCCCCAAAGTGGTCTTGGTGGTACTACTGGCACAGGCATGATGGGTGGTGGTATTAACAGTGGTGGGCAAAACAACTCAGGCGCTGGTAGTCAGACAGGTGATCCAGGTGATGTCGGTCAATTTACGGCATTTGATCCTACTAATTACTCAATATCTGATGCAAATCCATATGGTGTTAGTTTTACAGCGCAAGCACCTGATATGACAGGTTACATCACTGCTGATCAATTAGATCAACGTCTAAGTGCAATGCAACCTACTGCACCGCAAGATATGTCTGGTTTTGCAACAACTGAGCAACTAAACAATGCGCTTGCTAATTTACCGACCTATCAGCCACAAGATTTATCTGGCTATGCGCGCACAACTGACTTGTATGATGACAGCCAATTGCGTCAGGATATTAATTCAAGATTTAGCAATGTAAATGCTTTTGATCCAAGTGGATTACAAGCACAAATTACGGCTAATCAGCAGGGTCTTGCAAACTTACCTGCTGCACAAGCACCTGACTTATCAGGCTACGCAACGACATCAGCACTTAGTGATGCGATAAGCGGCATCAATACATACGATGATACTCAGCTACGGCAGGATATAAACAGCCGATTTAGTAACATACCGCAGTTTGATGCCAGTGGTTTACAGGCACAGATAACCGCAAACCAACAGGGTCTAGCTAATCTGCCAACGGTCTCTGCACCTGATCTATCAGGTTATGCTACAACTAATGACTTACAACAAGCCATTCAGGGCTTACCAACGCCTCAAATGCCAGACCTTTCAGGATACGCAACTACTAATGATTTGACGCAAGCAATTGCAGGGTTACCACCTGCTCAAATGCCTGATTTGTCGGGTTACGCAACAACCAATGATTTGACATCGGCTATTTCAGGTATTGATATTCCAAGCTACACACCCCCTGATTTGTCGGGTTATGCAACCACTAATGATTTAACAAGTGCGATCTCTGGCATACCTTCCTATCAAGCGCCTGACTTATCAGGATATGCAACAACTGGTGATTTAACATCGGCAATCTCTGGAATACCGCAGTTTGACCCAACAAGCCTACAAAATCAGATTACTGCTAACCAAACAGCAATCGGTAACGTTCCTCAATATAACGATCAAGGCTTACTTGCTGCAATACAAGCAAATCAAAACGCCATATCAGGCATTAACACATACGATGACACGCAACTTAGGCAAGACATTAACAATAGGTTTAGTAACTTCAATCCAAATGTTGATTTGTCTAATTATGCAACCAATGCGAGTGTTAACACGCTGGTTAATAACTTACCGACAGCACAGCCTCAAGATTTGTCTAACTATGTGACGAACGAGCAATTAACCCAAGGTTTACAGAATCTGCCCACACCTACAGCACCTGATTTGTCTGGTTATGCAACAACACAAGACTTGAACACCGCTATTGGAGGGTTACCTACATATCAAGCACCTGATTTAAGTAATTATGCAACACGGTCTGATTTAGCAAACATTAATACTTATGATGACACGCAGTTGCGTCAAGACATTAATAACAGGTTTGACAATTTTACACCTAATGTTGACTTGTCTAATTACGTGACCAACAACCAATTACAACAAGGGTTAAGCTCTTTCACTCCTTACAATGATGCAGCGTTACGTGAAGATATCAACGCACGGTTTGGTAACATTTCTACTTTTGACCCAAGCGGATTACAAGCGCAAATTCTCGCATTACAAAATGCTAACAACGTAGTCGCACCGTTAACTCCACAAACAATCGCACCGCAACAGGCTCAACAAATGGGTCCTGCTGCACAAACAATGAGTGCTTACACCATGCCTGCAGCGCAAGGTCTAAGCTTTGCTCCAAAAGGATTCTAATTATGGCTAGTGGCGCTAAATCAACTGTTCAACCAGCAATGAGCCCAAACATGGGTAATAACCCATCTTTATACTCTGATCCTAATATGGGTGGTGGTGTACCTCCACAACAGCCTTTACCCCCTGTAACTGGACCACAACCTCCAATGACAGGTCCAGCGCCTACAGTAGTGACTGATCCAGTACAAAGACCACCAAATGTATTCTCAAGTGCTGCTCAAGGGTTAAATACTGCAATGGCAGGTGCGCGGAACGAGATGATGTACAACCCGATGACATCTAACGTCACTGCGGACAGATTATCTAATGCTAACCTCTCTGCTTACGCTAATCCTTATCAAAATCAGGTAATTGATAACACGCTGAATGATTTGAACAAGGCGCGGCAAATGCAAATGAACCAGGTAGGGGCTAACGCCTCTGCAAGTGGCGCATTCGGTGGTTCACGCCAAGCATTACGTGAAGCTGAGACCAACACGGGTTATTTTGATCAGGCAGCCAGAACAGCAGCTAATTTACGACTGCAAGGCTTTAGAGATGTGCAGAACATGGCGCAGGCTGATATTAACAACAAACTTAGGGCTGATATGTCTAACCAAGGTTCAGCTTTAGCAGGATCACAACAACGATTAGCTGCAGGTAATCAGTTAGCCAACCTATCAAACTTAGGCTTTGGTATGGGTCAGCAGCTACAAGGTAACCTGGCACAAGATGGCGCAATGAAGCAGGGTATTAACCAGCTATTAATTGATGCGGTTAAGAATCAGTTCACCCAGCGTTCACAAGCACCATTCCAAGGTATTGGATTGCTCACTCAGGCACTTGGTGCATCGCCTGTACCTCAGACATCAACAACCAGCAAACAGCCTGGATTGTTTGATTATCTAACGCTAGGAGCATCTTTGTAATGTACGATCCTGCTAATGATGAAGAGGAGAAGAACAGGGCAATCGCGCAGAAAATGTTAATTGCCAATGAGCTTAAAAAGCTACAAGCAAATGACATAGCATCAATTACGCAAATGGCTCCGACAATTCCAAATGTAACGCCTGATGTAGCAATACCTCCTCCACCACAAACGATGATGGATCAGATGAGACCCTACATGAATAGCATGGGTCAGGCCGCACAGAATTACACACAGGGGTTTATTGCACCCAATGTTGACCCTGTGCAGCGTGGGGGTGGTCCTATGCGACCTACCTCTATTGCGATGGCTCCCTACGGCCAAGGTTTAGTTAATCGTATGGGTGAGGATACAGATAGTGAGAAGCAAGACGTAATGATGAAAATTATCAAAGCTATGATGGGAGGCGCGTAATGCAACAGAAAGAAGAACAAATGGGCTTGTTAGCGCGGCTCGGCAAGGGCATACAAAATTTGCGTTCTGATCCAGAGAGAATGGCTAGATTGCAAATGAGTTTTAACACCATGCGATTAAATCCTGATCCTAATATTGCGGCAAGTGCTGCCAATACGATCAAGATGGCACAACAGAAAAGACAAAGCGAAATGGATGTAAATGCGACTATCGAATTTTTACGAAAACAAGCTGCAACAAGTCCTTTGGCTGCAAGAACTTTGCAAGCAATTCAAGCAAATCCTTCTTTGATGAAAGAATATATAAAAGCGTATGGAGTTGAACTTATAAAGGAGAAAAAATTACCACAAGTACCTGCTGAAATAACAACATTTAACGCTATGGCTGAAAATCTAACTCCTGAAGAAATTGCAAAAGCTCGCAAAATTAAATTAGGTTTAACGCCTCGTGAAGCAAATCAACAAGTATTTTTGATAGGTGAAGTTCCACACGTTGTAGATCGTGCGACTAAAGCTTTAGTGCCTCTTCAAATCGACGGAGTAAATATCACTGCCCAGGATGTAGCAAAAAACAAAAACATAATATCATCGTCAGCAGCAATATCTGAGGCAGACACTGCAAAAACAATAGATGCTCCAAAAGCAGCTCGTGCCGGTAACTTAATGTTAGATACTTTAAATAAAATGCAAAACCAATATCGCAATGCTGTATCAAGTAGAACTGGCGGTATAGAAGGTAAATTGCCTGTAATTACAGAGCAACAGGCTTTAGGACAATCTTTTATTGATCAAGTTTCAGGTAAGACCTTTATGGAAGCTTACCAATCTTTAAAAGGTGGTGGACAAATTACCGAAATCGAATCAGAAAAAGCAGAAGCTGCTTTAACGCGATTGCAACAACGGGAAATGTCAGACGAAGAATATTTTAAAGCATTGCAAGAGTTACAAGAAATTGTAATAAAAAATGTACAAAGGTATGAAAAGTTAATACCTGACAGTGCAAAATCTAATTCGTCACAAGAAGAAATAATCGATCAATTGGTAAATAAATATGCCAACTAAAAAAGAACTAGAATTAGCACTGATAAATGCTGATAAACAAGGTGACGTTGAGGCTGCAAGATTACTTGCAAACGCTTTAAAAAATCAATCTGTCAATAACGTAGAAAAAGCAAATGTAGAGCAAGTGTCAACTGTAAATCCTATGAATCCTGTTTTGGGGTTTGGGATGGAGGCAATACAAGGACTTAATCGTGGTGCATACGGAGTGCTTGATTTAGCTGCAACCGTACCAAATGCATTGCTAGAGTTATCTGGGTCAGATGCGCGTATTCCAAAAATAAATGAACAACCATTTATGAATCAAAAGTTTATGGATGAAGGACTAGGCAGGGATATCGCGCGATCAAGTGGTGAAGTTAGTGCATTAGCGCTAGGTGGTGGGGCTTTGTTGCGTAAGGGCGCAGAACAGTTACCTAAGTTAGCCTCCAATGCCGAAAGCATAGGTTCTGGAGTTTTGCGGCAACTTGCAAACACAACGCCAAAACAAGATGTTGTGATGGGCAGTACGGCTGCTGGGATGGGCGTTATAGGCGGTGAAGTTGGAGAAAATTTAGGAGGTCCAACTGGTAGAATGATAGGTCAGACAGTAGGAGAATTTATTACTCCATACCCAAGCGCGAACATCGTAAAATCAAATAGTCCAAATGAAGTTTCTTTAAAAAACACATTTGATAGATTCAATGTTGACAGTTTTCCAGCGCAATTAAGCAACGATCCTTATAAAATTTCAGAAATGGATTATGTAAGTCAATTAACGCCTGGATCAAAGGTAATTACTCCTAAATTAATGAGACAAAATGAGCAAGCAGGCCAAGCTGTTGATGATGCTTTAAACACGATAACTACAGGAGATGCACCTAGCACATATCAAAATGCAATGCAAAATGCTGCACAAAACATAATTAAAAAACGCGAACAAGCAAGGGATGCTGTTGCAGGTCCATTATATAGGCAAGCATTTAACGAAGGTGGCTTGACAAATTTGCAAGGTGTTCGTAACACCCTAAAAGGGTTTATAAAAGATCATCCAAATAGCGGTGAAGTAGCTAAATCGTCTGCAAAAGTGTTAAAAATGTTAGCACCAAAAAAAGTTGCTGGAGAAAATGTAGAGCCTAATTTAGAGCAATTGCAAAATACAAAACTTGAAATTGATAATATGATTAATAGGCCAATTTTAAGTGATAACGCGCTTGCCAAAACTACGCAAGCTAAGTTATTAGAAATACAACAATCTCTGTTGCGTGAAATGGATGTTGCAAGTCCTAAATTCAAACAAGCAAGAGAAACATTCCAACAACTTTCACCTCCAGTAAATGAAGCGAAAAATTCTATAATTGGGAAAATATCTGAACTAAAAACTCCACAAATGAAAAACGTATTACGAAATATATTTGATCCAGGAGAAACCAATTTAGCAACAATGCAAAAAAACAAAAAAATGATTGTTGAAGCTGATCCTGAAGCATGGAATTTATTGATTCGTGCAGAGGTGGAAAAGCGATTAAGCTCAATCAAGCCAGTTAAAAGCGCTGTTGTACAAAATGAGCCTAGTCAATTAAGTAATGCAATTTTTGGCAACAAAAAACAAGAAGCTCAACTTTTAGCGGCAATGGACAAAGATCAAAGAGAATTGTTCCGAGACTTAAAAGTGATGTTGGATCAAGCAAGCCTTGGGAGATTGACAGGATCACAAACAGCTACTAGAACAGAAATCGCACAAAGTCTTAAAGGTGGATTTGTGCAAGCAATTCGTGATTTTGTGAGCAGTCCAGTAGATAAAACTGTCGGTATAGGAAGTGACGCAATGTTCGATAAGCGAGTTCGCACGTTAGCCATCGCATTGACTGATGTTAATTACCGGCCATTGTTAAAATCTTCCTTAGAAAAAGATTCTGGTATTGCTGTTAATAGGCTTTTGTATTTCATAGAAGCTGAACTTATGAATCAAGATTTAGCAACAGAATAATATTTTCTTAATACACGCAACTACTAATTAACCGTCTTAACTGGCGGTATTTCTCGTGGAAAAAATATATGGAACTCAAAAAGCTTACTGAAGACGATATCAAGTCAATTGCAGCAGATGCCGTAGAAAACGCGGAGGATTTTGTTAATTCTGAAATCGTATCTGATCGACTAAAAGCACAACGATACTACGATGGAGAGGTAGATATCGGTGAGGAGGATGGTCGCTCACAGGTCGTATCGACCAAGATAAGGGACAAGATTCGGGCGATAAAGCCAAGCCTTATGCGCGTATTTTTAAGCACTGACAAGCCTGTAGAGTTCGCCCCGATGGGACGCGAAGACGCACAGTTTGCAGAGCAGGCTACAAAGTATGTCAATTACAAGTTTAATCAATTGCATGGCTATAGCGTTCTATCTGATGTGTTTTCAGACTCATTGCTAAAGAAGTGTGGTGTTGTTAAGTGCTATTGGAATATAGAAAAAGAAAGCGAGACATTTGACCACCAAGACCTTCCTGATGAAGAGTTCTCGATGATTGTCAATGATCCTCGTGTTGAGGTGATTGAGCACACTGAGACTGTCGAGATAGAGATAGATCAGATGGGTATGGAGATGCAACGCACAAGCCATAACGTCAAGGTATCAGTTACTGAAGAATACGGTGATTTAGTTATCGAATCTGTCCCCCCAGAGGAGTTCTTTATCTCATCAGATGCTACAGGTTTAGATGATGCTTACGCTGTTGTTCACAAGCGTGAGGTCAGGGTAGGTGACCTGGTTGCAATGGGTTATGACTTTGAGGTTGTATCTGAGCTAACAGGTGATGATACGGACAACTTTGCTGATGAGGAAAGATTTGAGCGTCAGAACTTTAGTTTTGATGATGATGAGCAGCCCTTAGACCCAACCATGCGTAAGGTCATTGTATCTGAGGTCTACATGAAGATTGATGCTGATGGCACTGGTATTCCTGTCATGCACAAGATACTCCTTGGTGGTAGTGGTGATGAGTTGTTAGACGTTGAGCCTTGGGGTGATCTTCCTTTTGCCTTATTTCAGCACGACCCAGAACCGCATACTTGGGTTGGGAATTCACTTGCAGATATTCTCTTTCAAGAGCAAGACGCAGCTACAGCAATGCTCCGTGGGGTCCTTGATAACGTGGCACTAACCAACAATCCTCGAACAGAAATTGTTGAGGGTATGGTTAATATTGATGACTTCCTAAACAACGAAATTGGTGGTGTTGTTCGGACAAAAGCTGGCGGTTCTGTGCAACCTTTGACCGTACCATTTGTTGCAGGACAGACTTTGTCTGCTGTTGAGTATTTTGACAACCAAATTGACCATAAAACAGGCGTATCTGCCGCATCTTCTGGTCTTGATCCCAATGCACTTAGAAACACCACAGCAACGGCTGTTAATGCCACCGTACAGGGCGCTGCAAGTCAAATAGAGGTAATGGCAAGGAATCTAGCTGAAGGCGGTGTATCGCAGTTATTTAAGCTTATGATGAAGTTGACCATTGAGAACTGTGACAAGACAGAAATGATGGCAATTGCTGGTAGTGAATATATGCCTGTTGACCCTCGTTCTTGGAACAAGGAGATGGATGTCACGGTCAATGTTGGCCTTGGAACTGGCAGAGAGGGTGAGCGTTTAGCAGCCCTACAGCAAGCACTTGATATGCAGGTTCAAATATTCAGTAACTATGGCATCAACAATGGTCTCGTAGGCATGACAGAGATACGCAACACCCTAGCCGATATGTTGGCCCTGGGTGGTCTTAGAAACATTAATCGTTACTTCAAGCCAATGTCGATGGAGCAAGAGATGATGCTCCAGCAGCAGGCACAAGCGCAAGAAGGTCAGGAGCCTATGGATCAGGCGGCTGCCTACCTGCAGGCAGAGCAACTTAAAGCGCAAGCAAAGTCTCAGACGGACATGGCAAAACTACAAATTGACGCACAAAAGGCACTTGCAAAAGATGATCGAGAGCGTGATCAGATGGACCAAGATTTGCTTGTTAAGGCGGCAGAAATATACGGCAAGTACCAGACCAGTGTTGATGTAGCAGGGGTGAAGCAGGCACAAGCGATGCCTAGATACCCAGCGGCCTCACCTGTCCAAGCTGTTACTGGCGGTAGATTTTGAATATAAAAGAGAAGGCTCAACGGTACGACCGTTTATCAAAGGATGATGTATTTATTGAGCTTTTACAGGATGTCAGGGATGACGCAGTAAGCGTATTTCTGGAGCAGTCTCGTGATGACGAGGCGATTCACATGGCGCGCAATTTAATTGATGCGCTTAATACAATCGAGACCAAGATCAACACCATAAAAATGGCCGATCTTGTCGATGACAAAAGGAAAACAGCACCGTGGAAACGACTGAAAACAATCTAGATGGCAGCATTGAATCTGCTGCAGAAGCACTCCTAACGCCAACCGAAACCGAAAAAGAACCAGAAGTTGTTAAAGAGGCTCCAGCTGAAGAGGCTGAAGTTGAAGAGACAGTTGAAGAGGAAGAAGAGGTAGAGGAGCAAGAGGAGTCCGAAGAAGACGAAAACGAAGACGAAATTAACCAGGACACTGAAAACGAAGACGATGCCGTTCAGTCGGAACAGTCTTTTACTGTCAAAATTGATGGTGAGGAAAAGGCTGTAACCCTAGAAGAACTCAAGCAAGGCTTTTCGGGCCAGAAATATGTCCAGAAGGGCATGCAAGAAAACGCCCAGATGCGTAAGCAGACTGAGGAAGTTTATAACGCCCTTTTGCAATCTCGTCAGCAGGTAACTGATCTATTTCAGAAACTGCAAAATGGAGGCGCTGCTCGTCAGCCTGTCAAACCAGACCTTGCAATGCTAGACACCGATCCAATCGGGTATGTTGAGGCAAATGCTCGTTATGAGAATGATATGGCGGCCTATCAAACTGAGATGCAGCAATTTCAACGTATTCAGAATGAACAGCTACACGCGCAGAATTTAGCACTGGAGGCGCACCGATCGCAGGAAATGTCCAAGCTATTAGAAATCATGCCTGATTTAAAAGACCCTGATAAGGGTAAGGTTATGAGAGAGCAGATGTTGGCGGTTGGAACCGAGTACGGTTATAGCGGAGAGGAAATCTCTGCCATTGTTGACCATAGAGCTATCCGAGTTCTGGAGGATGCTAGAAAGTATCGTGAAATCGTAGCTGGGAAGTCTAAAGCCGTTGAGAAAGCGACTCAGAAAAAGAGAACGCAACCACTTAAAGCAGGCTCGAAAAAGGCCAGTTCACAGGCTAAAGAGTTGAAGACTAAACAAAACCGATTGAAACAAACTGGCTCAATTGATGATGCTGTTGCACTGATATTGGGTAACTAATTTATACTTGAGGATTTTAAAATGGCACAGCCAAGTAATACTTTTGACAGCTATGATGGGGCTAATTCCATCCGCGAGGACCTTTCAGGCGTTATTGAAAGCGTGTCCCCAGAAGA